ACCAGGAGAAGAAGGACGCGGTGGCTTATGTTATCAACCACCTGTCCAACGCGACGGTCCGCCCGGCCATTTACAATCAGGAGCCGTTCTACTGATAAAGTAGACGGAACTTGGTCGTTATGGCTAAGCAAACCATCGTGGGCCAGCATGAATCTCTTGCTGGTCGTCTCCTGCGTCTCCCTCTGGGAGAGCTGGCTATTGGGATATTCCTATGGCTCGTAACCGTCGCAGCCCTTTACGGGGTGCTCTTGTTGCTTGTGCTCCGCCCCTCGCTCGGATTTCCGAGCACGTCTGTGCCGCCCTCGGCGTCCGAGAAATCGGACACCACGGGCGGCCTGGCGGGGGCTTCATGTTACTTTCCGACTACCGAGGATTGAACAATGTCTCGTCTGAAGAACAACGTCAAACATCCGCTCATCACGAAATTCCTTCTGAATCTCCAGATGTACCAAGAGTACCAAGAGTGCGAATGGAAAGCACTAGCTTTACTGCTAGTGATCCAGAACGGCTCCTGGGATACTCCGAGATACCTGGAGAAGCTCAGGAACGAAACTTCGTGGGTGCCGGAGGAGATGAGGTTCTCAGACAAGGATTGGAATACCTTGGTAGAGAGTGGTTATCTAAACTCGATCTGCGAGATCCTCAAGGATCAGCTGCTCGAGCTGTAACCACCTGGGAACGTTTTCATGAAGCGGAGCGTCTCTGCTATGAGGTAAACCAACGGTCCAAGAGGGATTGGAGAAACTCTCCATACGTGCGAGAAATTAATCTCGCTCGTAAAATAGCCTCAAGGATTTTGGGTCCCTTTAGCTGGGACGAGGCAGCAAGAGGTTTTGCGTGGGGCCCTGGCGCCACTACAAGACTGACCCGACGATTGTCGGATGCTGCGCACAAATATAGCGGTACGCCGCATGCAACAATAGGAAACGCGATCCTCGCCAATGCCGTACTGGCATTTAATCCCCTCTGGTCGCGAGAGCTTCCAGATGTGGGTGAAGAGGGCCTCGGGAAGGTGAAAATCGTCCCGGGGAATCGCGTCGTCACTGTCCCCAAGAACTACAAGACGGATCGCTCTATTGCTATCGAACCCGATATGAACATTTATGTTCAGAAGGGGATTGGCAGCATGATGCGCAATCGCCTTGCCGGCATTGGAATTAACCTCAATGACCAAACAAGAAACCCGCGTCTGGCCCAAATTGGGTCGTTTGCTGGGCGACTGGCGACTATCGAC